CAATTGGTCCAGGTGCTGGTGTTTCTTATCAAGGTGCAAGTTCAATAGCAATTGGTGATGGTGCTGCTAGTGCAAATCAAGGAACATATTCTGTAGCAATTGGTGCTGGTGCAGGTACAAATAACCAACCAGCACAATCCATTATAATTAATGCTAATATATATTCATTGAATGGTGTTAATGCTGGTCTGTATATCAACCCAATTAGAACAGATAATGCAAATGGTGCAAACTATCTGTATTATAACAAAGCGACGAATGAAGTAACTACATCACAGTTGATTAATGTTCCAACTCCATCGAACGCGTCATTAGGTACATTATTTATCTTTCAGTTACAAAGTGGTATAATAGTAACAACATCAGCCATAGCATTAACAATGCCATCAGGAACTTCAATTGAATCTGCATATCCTGGCATATCTAACAATATGGGATTTGAATTTGTTGTAATAAACACCTCATCGGGAACTTCTACAGTAGGTGTGAATACGGGTGTAACATTTATAGGAAACACTAACATATACGCCGGAACAACAGGTCAATTTAGATCACTAAGAACAGCGCCGAATACATATACTGTTTATAGAGTATCATAATACTTAGCCATTTAAAAACCCTCTGCATAAATACCAGAGGGTTTTAATTTATAGGAAACAAAAATGGCAGCCGGTTATCAGGATATATTTCTAAATCAAGGGGAAACTTTTAATACCTCTCTGACATTAAATGATCCGAATGGATTACCATACAATCTAACAGGGTTTTCTGTTGCAAGCCAAGCAAAGAAATCATATTATTCATCCAATGTATCAATAAACTTTGTTACATCAATCTCTGATGCAAACAATGGCATTATTCAATTGTCTGCCAATTCTCATGTGACTGCAAATATCACAGCTGGAAAATTGGTGTATGATGTTGTCATAAAAGACAACACATCCAATAATATCACCAGAGTTCTTGAAGGACAAATAATCGTTTCACCGGCTGTAACTCTAACATTTAGTTAAAAAATGCCTAAAGTAACTGTAACTCCAGTAAATACGATTAATGTAAAAGTTAATCAGCATGAACCCCAAGTAGTTCATGGAACAACAACTTTTGTTGGTGCTACTTCAGCACAGGATCAGATTGATCAAATTTCTATAATAGCAAATACTGCATTATCAATATCTTATTCTGCATAAGCAACAGCGAATAATGCTGTAAATAGCACCATTCAATTACAGAATGTAAATAATCTACAAAACACTTATATACAATTAGCATACAATACTGCTAATGCGGCATATAACAAGGCAAATACCGCATTTAATCAATCACAAAATGCTTACGATTCTGCTAACACCAAATTACCTTTATCTGGTGGAGAACTAACAGGTGATCTAAATGTTGATGGTCAAGCAAATGTATATCATAGACTTTCTGTTGGTACAGGTGCATACACAATTCTTCCTAATCTGATTGCACAATTCACAGGCACATCAGATTTATATTCACAGGTTAACCAACAAAATCTATCAGGTAATGGTACAGGAGATTTTGTTGTAACTGCAAATAATGGAACAGACCTTATCAATTATATTGATATGGGTATTGCTGGTTCCACTTACAATAATACCACTTATAATGCATTTCCATTTGTAAATCCAAATGACGGTTATATGATGTTGATTGGAAATCCATCACAAAGTTTTGGTGGAAATGTATTTCTAGGAACATCAGGAACAGGATTCGGTGGTAGTGCAAAAGGTGATATAGTCTTTGTACAAGGACAAAACTTAACAGAAGTTGCAACACAGGCAATGACAACAAATAGTATTAATGCTTGGGAACAATTTTCACTTTCATATACACCAACTGCAAACGGTGAAGCTGTACTTCTTTGGGATATGTATTATGAAAATGGAGCCAAATCTTTCTGGTTAGATGACTTAACGGTGCAATAATGTCAATGAATAATTTTCATGTTTTAGGATACGATATATCCAAACCATACACAAAATTATCAAAAACAGATATATTCTTTGCCCTTATAAAAGTAGCAGTAACAACCGTATTTGTACCTATTATTATGTTTTTTTAGAGGTTTTAAGATGGCAATTATTACAGACGTACCAACAGACAGAACTATTTTTCCACAACAATATGTGAGAGTTGAAAGAGTAAATACAGACAAAAATCAAATGTTTGTTGATGTAGGTATATATTTCAACGAATCAGTAAAAGATTTACCCCCTCATAGAATTGAACACGTTCAAGGAGAATTTGATATGTATAGTTCTGACAATCTATGGCAACAGGCTTATATTTATATTAAGAATCGTTGGCCAGAATATACTGATTGTTAATAGCACACGAATATTTCTGATAATGTTTCTTTAAGTTATCTGGCATAGGTATCCATTCAATAAGATCAGGGGAACCACAAACTTCTATTGCAACATCATAGAATGATTTAGGTTTCCCTGTTCCAATATCATAGATACCGGATGATTTATTTTCAAAATGCCATAGTTTCTGACGAATAACTTCTTCAACAGAAACAAAATCTCTAAGGAATTCTTTTGAACCTTCAAATAACTTAATCTTTCCTGTTCTTTCTATTTGTGTTTTGAATGTGTGATATGGGCTAGATTGACCTTCTTTATGATCTTCATTGGGTCCGTAAACATTAAAATATCTCATACCTTGAAGTAATTTAGGAGGTTTGGTGCTACTCATGACCAAGTTTGCAACATGATCCACTTGCATTTTAGATCGTGCATATTGATTTAAAGGTGACATTTGTTTATTTGGATTGTGCCATTCTTCTTTTGTTGGATTTCCATATACAGAAGCGGATGATGCATATTGTAGTGGTATTCCATTGTCTCGGCAGTAATATATTAATTTCCAGGTACAATTGACATTATAATTAAATAGTTTGTTTACATCATTTTCTGTTGTTGAAGATATTGCACCTTCATGAAATATGGCCTTTATGTTTTTATAATTTTCTATATTTCCATAAAATTCATCAGGAGGAGTAAATTGAATAGGCAAACCCTTAAAATATTCAGGTCTTTGTACATAATCAACACAGATGATATTTTTTTCACCTCGTTCAACAAATTCTCTGACAAGATTGGAACCAATAAACCCAGAAGCACCTGTTACAATTATCATAAATAATCTCGCATAAATAGAAATATATATAACTAATTCCAAACCATCATGGCAAACATAAACTCTAGATCAGAATTCAAAGATTACTGTCTTCGTAGACTCGGTTTTCCCGTTATTGATATTAATGTTGATGACCACCAGGTTGAAGATAGAATTACTGATGCACTTCAGTATTTTACTGATAGACACGCCGATGGTACACAAAAAGTTTATTACATTAAGGCCATAGAACAAACGGACATTAATAATAAATATCTTGACATGAGTCCATCAGTCACAACCGATGCAGATAATAATGAAATGGAAATAGTTGGCGTCAGTAGAATATTTCCTATCTCCGATTCTCAGGCCAATGTCAACATGTTCGATCTTAGATATCAATTGAGATTGAATGAACTCTATGACTTCACCTCCGCATCATACATCAACTATACACTCACCCAGCAGCATTTACGTTCATTAGAAATAATGTTTACTGGTGAAGTTCCTATTCGTTACAATAGACACATGAAAAAATTGTTTATCGATTGGGCATGGGGAACAGAGGTTATCTTAGGTGATGTTGTGGTTGCTGAATGTTATGCAACATTAAATCCTGATGTGTTTCCGGGTGTCTGGAATGATCGTTGGTTGAAAGAATACTGTACCGCACTCATCAAAAGAACTTGGGGGAGTAACTTAAAGAAATTTGGTGGTATACAATTACCCGGTGGAGTTACACTAAATGGTAAAGAAGTATATGATGAAGCTATTGAAGAAATAGAGAGACTTGAATCTGAAATGGAATCAATGTTCGGTGCACCTTTGGAATTTTTCCTCAATTAATGAAACATAAACATCATATAATACCCAAACATATGGGGGGATCTGATGATCCATCAAATTTAATTGAATTGACTATAGAAGATCATGCAGAAGCGCATCGTATTCTTTTTGAACAACATGGTAAAAAAGAAGATTTCTATGCTTGGCAGGGATTATTGGGAAACATTGGTAAAGAAGATATATTAAAAGGAATAATGGGTTCTAAAGAGATGAGAGAACATCTCTCAAAAAAATCTAAAGAGTATTGGAATAATCTTTCTGAAGAAGAAAAAATTGAAAAGAAAAATAAATTTTTAGAAATAAGAAAATTGACTAATGGTTCTACAGGTAAGACTTGGGTTTTGTCAGAAAATATAAAAAATAAAATGATAAAACCCAAAACCAAAGAGCATTCTTTAAATATAAAAATTAATCATGCAGATTTTTCTGGAGAAAAAAACCCAAATTATGGTAAGAAACATTCTCAGGAGACAAAGGATAAAATGCGTTTGGCTGCAATTGAGAGACATAAAAAAATAAAAGAAATGGAGGTGTCAAATTAGCACCAATCACTATTTTAATAATTATGGAGCCAGAAACGAACAAAGGCTCGTAGAAGATTTAATTGTTGAATCAATCAAAATCATGGGCACGGATGTTTATTATCTACCCAATGACAACGTTGCGGCCCGTGATTTAATTTATGGTGAAGATCCATTAAAGAAATTTCAGTCTGCATATCCTATTGAAATCTATCCAAGTAATGTCATGGATTACGGCGGTGAAAAAGAATTGTTTGGTAAATTTGGTATAGAAATTAGAAACCAGATTACCGTCATAATGTCAAAACGTTCTTTCTCACAAAGAGTACCACAAAATACATATACTAGACCCAGAGAGGGTGATTTGATTTATGTACCTTTCTTGAATGGTACTGGTGAACTTTATGAGATTAAATTTACCAATCAGAATAAAGATTTCTTCATGTTAGGTCGTAAAGTTCCATATTTCTATGAATTGGAAATGGAGAAATTCAAGTATTCACAAGAAGTTATCGATACTGGTATACCAGATATTGATGAAGTTGCAACAAATTCTGCATACACCATAGATTTAATTATAAACAATACAACTGGTTCAGGTGATTATCAATTGCAAGAAATTGTATTCCAGTCGGCCGACAATACATTGGCCAATGCAACAACATCTGCTATAGTACAAAATTGGTCCTATACAGCAAATACACTATCTGTAACAAATATCTCTGGTGAATTCATAGATAATGTAATGATACGAGGCGCAACAAGTAATGCACATTATACATTATATAATTATGATCCTATGAACGTCAATGTGAAGAATGAACCTTATGATAACAAGGTCATTGAAAATGAAGCAAATAATTATATTGATACGACAACAACCAATCCATTTGGATCGTTATAATGGCAACTACTAATCAAAATAGAATAATAAGAAAACTGATAGTTGCCTTTGGTAATGTTTTCAATAATATTACACTTGTTCGTTACAATGAAAATAACACAGAACAAGAAAGGTTCTTGGTACCTATCACATACGCACCAAAAGAACTTTATGTTCAGAGATTGGAATCTGATCCAGACCTTGATAAAAAAGTTCAGATTACCTTACCTAGAATGTCATATGAAATGACAGGTATGGAATATGATTCAGACAGAAAACAGAATACGAACATAAAGAATTTTGCACAAACAAATTCTTTACAATCACAATATAATCCAGTTCCATATAACTTTGATTTCTCACTTTCGATTTATACAAGAAATCATGAAGATGTTCACAATATAGTTGAATGTATTATACCGTTCTTCACTCCAGATTACACCATCAATGTTAATTTAATACCAGAAATGGGAATAACAAAAGAAATCCCAATTGTATTAAATTCAACAGACAGAGAGGTTCATTATGATGGTAATCGTGATTCTGATACAAGAATGATTATTTGGACTTTGAATTTTACAGTCAAAGGATTTATTTTTGGTGCAGTAAGTCCAGTAAGTAGTGGATTGATATTGAATTCCATAACAAACATATATAATGATATATTTCCCAATACACCTATAACATTCACAATGAATCCATCTGGTATTGGAACTTATAAAATAGGAGAATTGGTTTATCAAGGTTATACTTTAGAATCTGCGACAGCAACAGCAAAAGTTCAGTACTGGAAAAATAATCTATTGTCGTTGATATCTTTAGATGGAAATTTCATTTCATCTATGCCCATAGTAGGATCGTCGAGTTTCGCAAAATATCATTTCACTTCTTATCAACCAGTAGAACAAAAAGAAGCAATGATTACTGTGGTTCCATATCCTAACACATCAAATGTTGCAAACAATTGGTTAGCAAACACACACATAACCGAATATACATAAATATAAAAAAAACTTAAAGGTTTAAAATGTCCGGAATAAAACTATCACAATTACCAGCATTAACATCATTTAGTCCAACAGATACTAATATTTTGTTTTTGGTGGCGAATGAAAACGGAACACCAACTTCTCAGGCAGTAACCGCCAACACATTGTACTCGGTACTAACTTCCGGTAGTACAAACGAAGCGCAAGGTGCGTTCAATACTGCCAATATCGCTTACACTACAGCGAATTCTGCGTATCTAACAGCAAATACAGCTTGGAATACTGCAAACACTATGGTGAAAAAAGCCGGCGATACTATGACCGGCGCATTGGTTATTTCCAATACAACTACTTCTACGTCAAATACAACAGGAGCTTTAGTTGTTTCCGGAGGTATAGGTGTTAAAGGCAATGTATTCATTAGTGGCAATACTTACACAACATATATTAGCAGTCCTGTTGGATCAAGTGCAAATTTAATTCTCAATGCAGATGGTACAAATGATATTTACATCACACCATACACTCAACTTTTTATACAAGATGCTACAGCATCCACATCAAATTTAACAGGTGCATTGATAGTTGCGGGTGGTGTTGGTGTTTCTGGTAATGTCAATTGTAGTGCAACAATTAACGCAAACAATATGACATTACATTCTGTGCCGGTGGCTAATTTTGTAACTATGTTGACTTTTAACTTAGCATTTTAAAAAAATATAAATACCAAATCGGTGATCAAAAAGAGTAATCTGAAATATGAAACAATTATTATCATTTAGTCCAGTATTTAACCCAGCTGCAGGAACTTTGGATTTTACACAATATCCTGGTTTTAGTGTTAATAGATTATATGCAGTAATCAATGTAACTCAAAATTCTCCATTATATGTTGCTGGTGCACCAGGATATGGTATAGCAAATACCATAGGTTCTGTAATTACACTATCAGCAAATACTTCTGCATATAGTACTACAGATAAAATAAACGTATATTATGATACTGATCCTGGAATTCAGTCGAACACCTTGAGAGAATATGGTGGACCAATACAATCAATGCAAGAAAGTATTGATCAAATACTGGTTGAATTGAAAACCATGAATTTTATTTTAGCACAAGGACTAAATATAAATATGGACGATATGCAAGGAATCAGAAATGATGTTAACAATATTCAGAACTCAAATTCTGTCTATTAATAATTATTAATTAAAGAGGATAAAAAACAATGTTAATTCAAGGTCAAGTAGGCGCTCCGTCGTTGCAGGGTTCATTAGGTCCCGGTACAACTCCGGCTATTCGTCTGGGTCAGTTAGGTGATGTAATTGTTAGTGAATTACACGGTCGTTATTATGAAACCAATTATCGTGGTTCACTTTTTGGTGCGGCACTTAATGCTATTACTGTAGGTTCTACCAACATTACTCCAGTAAATGGTACTAACACCACTCCAATTTTCGCAATCTATAACCCTATCGGTTCTGGTAAGAATATCAGCATCGTAAAGGTTACACAGTCATTAGTATCAGGAACACCAGGTGGTCCTTTACTTTGGAACGTAGTTGCTCTCCCACAGACAATCACAAACACAACCTATACCGTTCCATTCAACTTGTCTACCCTAGCGCAGGCAGGTAGTATCGCTAAGTGCTGGACTCAGCAGGCTATTGGTTCAGCTACTGTATTAGGTACTGCATTCCGTACCGCTGGTGGTCAGGCTGCTATCGCAGCTGGTGCAGGTGTCAACTCTCTTGTTGAAGAATATGCAGGAGACTTCATCATTCCTCAGGGTGTTGCGGTTGCGCTTGTTGCTTATGCAGCTGGTACTTCACATATCCTAAGTGCATTTGTTGAATGGGAAGAAATTCCAGTTTAATAATAAACTGAAAAGAATAAGAAAACCGGCTTCGGCCGGTTTTTTTATATATAATGTATATTAATCAAATAATTACAAGTTATGTCCAAATTTGAAAAAAGTATGGAAGAAATATTCGATATAGAACCATTCAATGGTAACCCGAATATTGATTCAGATAAAAAAGTCACAATATTACCTCCGAAACCACCATCATCAGATGTAGATTTATCGCAAGATTTATCTGATGCATATGAACAAACTAAAGACAACCTTCAAGATATCATAGACCAAGGTAAAGAGGCAATGGAGGAAATTCTTCAGATTGCCAAAGAAGGTCAACATCCTAGGGCATTTGAAGTTTATTCTGGTCTACTCAAAAATGTAATTGATGCAAACAAAGAATTATTGAATGTTCAAAAACAAATGCGTGATATGGAAGGTAAAGGAAAAGAAACCAACAATACACGAATAGACAAAGCTGTATTTGTTGGAACACCAGCCGAATTAAATAAATTATTAAAAGGTAAGTCAGAATAATGAAAACTACTTATCGTGATAATCCACATTTAAGAAGAGAAGGTGTAAATCTAAATTACACACAAGAACAACTTGATGAGTATATCAAATGTTCTAGAGACCCCATATATTTTGCAACAAACTATATCAATATTATTACACTTGATCATGGTATTGTAAAATTTGATATGTGGGACTTCCAGAAGGACATGATTAGTACCTTCCACAAAAATAGATTCACTATTACAAAATGTCCACGGCAGGTAGGTAAAACCACAGTTTCGATTGCATATCTACTTTGGGTTATTCTATTTCAAGATGATCAAAAGATTGCCATTCTTGCAAATAGAGGTAAGACTGCAATTGGTATTTTGGCCAAACTTCAATTGGCATACGAAAATTTACCTATGTGGTTACAACAAGGTGTTGTGGAATGGAACAAATCTAGTATTGAGTTAGAAAATCATTCAATCATTGTTGCAGACTCCACATCATCATCAGCTGCTCGTTCTGGTTCATATAACATCGTATTCTTGGACGAATTTGCTTTCGTACCATCAAACATTGCAACAGACTTCTTCACATCAGTTTATCCTGTAATCACATCAGGTACAACAACAAAGATTATTATTGTTTCTACACCAAATGGTATGAATCTATTCTACAAATTGTGGATGGATGCAATTAACAAAAGAAACAATTATGTTCCGTTTGAAGTTCACTGGTCGATGGTTCCAGGAAGAGATGAGAACTGGAAAGAAGAAACAATTAGAAATACCTCAGAAAGACAGTTTGAACAAGAATTTGAAACACTATTCTTAGGAAGTTCAAATACACTAGTCTCTGGTAAAAAATTACAAACAATGGCATATTATGATCCTATTGCGGAACATGATATGATAAAAATATACGAACATCCAATTAAAGAAGATGGTGAAACAAATCTCAAAGATCATCTGTATTGTATCTCTGTGGATGTTTCAGAAGGTAAGAATATGGATTCGTCGGCCTTTTCGGTCATTGACATATCTTCCACACCATACAAACAAGTTGCAACTTTCAAGAATCCTTTAGTATCACCGTTGTTATTACCAACTTATATTTACAATGCGGCCAGATACTATAATGATGCATACATCCTAGTTGAGATAAATAATAATCCACAGGTTGCTGATATTATACATCAGGATTTAGAATATGAGAACCTGTTGAAAGTTTTCACCGGAAACAAAAAACCCCAGCAGTTGTCAGCAGGATTTGCTAGAGGCATACAAATGGGATTGAAAATGTCTCCACAAGTGAAAAAAATTGGTTGTTCGAATCTAAAAACATTAATTGAAACAGACAAATTACAAATTAATGATTTCGATACTTACTCTGAGTTAACCACTTTTGTTGCTGATAAAAATTCGTTTAAGGCCGAACCTGATGCGAATGATGACCTTGTAATGTCTCTGGTTATATTTGCATGGGCAGCAACACAAAAGTATTTTAGAGAAATTGTATCACACGATTTGAGAAAGCAATTACAACTTGAAACGATGAATCAATATGATGAAGATACTTTACCAGCACCGATCATTGATGATGGATTGGATCATCCATTTGAAGTGTTTGATGGTGACGTTTGGGAAAAAGCAGATTCTAATCAGCCATATGCAGCTTTCATAAAAGATGCTATAAGGAGATTGTAAAACTATAACATTATAAATATTGTGATGGTATTTAAGAACAAAATTACCTGTAAACTAATAATAATTTAGGAGATAAAAATGGCATTTCAAATTTCTCCCGGCGTAAATGTTTCCGAAATCGATTTAACTACTGTCGTACCTTCGGTTTTAACTACAGCTGGTGCGTATGCCGGATCATTTAAGTGGGGTCCTGCAAATAAGATTATTCTGGTTGATAGTGAAATCACTCTATCAAAGACTTTCGGAACACCAGATTCCAACTCAGCGGTTTCATTCTTTACTGCTGCTAATTTCTTAGCATATGGTAACAATTTAAGTGTTGTTCGTGCTGTTGGATCAAATACATTTAATGCTGATGCGAATACAACTGGTACAAATATTCAGGTTTCAAATTCAGATGTATTCCAGTATACATTATTAGGAACAAATAATAACAATGCATATGGCGCCTTCATGGCAAGATATCCAGGTGCATTAGGTAATTCACTATCTGTTGTTGTAATTGATACAGGAAGTAATCTTCGTTCCGACCTTTTCACCAGTGCTCCTGGAACATCAACTTATGCTTCCAATAACGGCGGCGCTAACGATGAAATTCACATTGCTGTTGTTGATACTGGCGGTCTTTTCACTGGTACAAAAAATACTGTACTAGAAACTTTCCCATTTGTATCTAAAGCGGTTGATGCAATCAATGTGAACGGAAATTCTTCAAATTATTACAAGCAAGTTATCTTTAATAATTCTAAGTACATTTATGCAGTAGACCCTGTTGACTATGCAAACACTAATGCAACTTGGGGTAAAACCGCTTCAGGTACAACTTTCGGTCAAATATCATTAACTACTTCTGGTTATTCAGGAAATAGCACAACAATTACTCTTTCCGGTGGTGTAGACGATACCGCAACTGATGCTAACAGAAATTCCGCTTACTCTTTATTCTCAAACAAAGAAACTGTTGATATTTCATTGGTATTAACTGGCGGGCACAGCACAGCAGTACAACAATATGTCATCGACAATATTGCCACTTCTAGAGCAGATTGTATTGCATTCATTTCCCCTCCACAAACAGCGGTTGTAAACCAATCAGGTATGGAAGTTTCTAACATTCAAACTTGGTTGACAGCTCTTTCTCGTAGTTCTTCTTATGTTGTGGCTGATTCCGGATGGAAGTATCAATTTGACATTTACAACAATGTATATCGTTGGATTCCATTGAACGGCGACATTGCTGGATTATGTGTTCGTACCGATTCAACAAATGATCCTTGGTATTCTCCAGCTGGATTTAACCGTGGTGCCATTAAAAATGCAATTAAACTTGCATGGAACCCAACAAAATCATATCGTGATACATTATATGCCGCCGGTGTTAATCCTGTAGTGTCATTCCCAGGTCAAGGAATTGTACTATTCGGTGATAAAACTCTACAGAGCAAACCATCCGCATTTGATCACATCAATGTTCGTAGATTGTTCATTGTTCTTGAAAAAGCAATTTCTAAAGCTGCACAATCTTCTCTATTTGAATTTAACGATACGTTTACCAGAACACAATTCGTTTCTCTTGTGACACCTTACTTGAGAGATGTTCAGGGTCGCCGTGGTATTACTGACTTCAAGGTTGTTTGTGATACAACAAACAATACTCCACAAGTCATTGATTCTAATCAATTCGTTGGAGATATTTACATCAAACCAGCACGCTCAATCAACTACATTCAGTTGAACTTTATTGCTGTTGCTACCGGTGTTGACTTCAATACCATTGTTGGCCAATCTGGTTAATAAATACTAAAAAATAGGAGAAAACAATGGCATTTAATGTAGCGGAATTTAGATCGCAATTAATTGGAGACGGCGCTCGTCCCAATTTATTTTCGGTTTCATTAGTATTTCCAGTCATAGCAAACGATGGAGCTAGAGCTGGCCAAACAGCACAATTTATGGCTAAGGCAGCTCAGTTACCTGGTTCATCAATTGGTTCAATTCCAATGTATTATTTTGGTCGTGAAATGAAATTTGCTGGTAATAGAACTTTTGCTGATTGGACAGTCCAAATTATCAATGATGAAAATTTCTTGATTCGTAATGCACTAGAAAGTTGGATGGATGCTATCAACAGCAACGAAGGTAATGTTCGTTCGGCATCAGCGACAAATTCTTCAAATTATACCTCTGATGCGGCAGTTTCACAATATGGAAAAACTGGTAATGTACTAAAGAAGTACAATTTTGTTGGTATGTTCCCAATTGATATTGCACCTATTGATCTTGATTGGAGTTCTAATGATACGATTGAAGAGTACTCAGTAACATTTGCTTACCAGTACTGGACAAACGATCAAACATCCTAATAATGTTTTTTATATGGAGGGCTTCGGCCCTCCATTTTTTGAGTTTGGAAATAATATATGTCAACACTAAATAAATTTTCACTTTTTGGTTTTACGATTTCTAGAGCCAAGTCTGAAGAAGATCAGGCGGTTCAACAGTCGTTTAGTCCACCCACAAACGATGATGGTGCATTAACCATTACATCGGCTGCATACTATGGAACTTACGTTGATTTGGATGGTACTGCCAAAAATGAGGTAGAATTAATTTCTCGTTACAGAGAAATGGCAATGCAACCAGAAATTGAGTCTGCAATCGATGATATTATCAATGAAGCCATATGTCAAGATGACGATGGTAAAACAATAAAGATTGTTCTTGATGATTTACAACAACCAGATAAAATCAAGAAAGCAATCAAAGCTGAATTTCAAACAGTTTTAAAATTAATGAATTTCAATAATATGGCTGCGGATATTTTCCGTAGATATTATGTTGATGGACGTATGTACTATCACATCATTATTGATAGAGAAAAACCTCAAGAAGGAATCAAAGAATTACGATATATTGACCCTAGAAAATTACGCCGTGTTCGTGAAATCAAAAAGAAAAAGGATGAACGTACCGGTGTTGATATGATGAATGTTATCAACGATTACTACATCTACAATGACAAAGTTATATCAGGTTCTTCGTCAAATTATGGTCCTGTTGGAGTCAGAATCACTCCAGATTCTATTATCTCTGTTGTATCCGGTCTTATGGACTCTAGGCGCTCTGTGGTACTGTCTTATCTCCACAAAGCAATTAAGCCCTTAAATCAGTTACGAATGATCGAAGATGCTACAGTCATCTATCGTATTTCAAGAGCACCAGAACGTAGAATTTTCTATATAGACGTTGGTAATCTACCAAAGTTAAAGGCTGAACAATATCTTCGTGATATCATGGTTAAGTACAAAAACAAACTTGTGTATGATGCAAACACAGGTGAAGTTCGTGATGACCGTAAGTTCATGTCAATGATGGAAGATTTCTGGTTACCACGCAGAGAAGGTGGTAAAGGTACCGAAATCTCTACTCTACCTGGCGGACAAAACCTAGGTGAACTAGAAGACGTAAAGTATTTTGAACGTAAATTATATAAATCACTCAATGTTCCTATTTCCAGGCTTGAGCCCAATCAAGGATTCTCAATTGGTCGTGTCGCAGAAGTCACCAGAGATGAATTAAAGTTCTCCAAGTTCGTAGATAGACTACGCAACAAATTCTCTGATGTGTTCGACCAGGCGTTGCGTGTACAATGTGTACTTAAAGGTATTTGTACCGCAGATGAATGGGATGATTTTAAAGAACATGTGTACTTCGATTTCATTCAAGATAATAATTTCACAGAGTTAAAAGACGCCGAGTTGATGAAGGAAAGACTGGACCTTCTAGGTGCTGTCGATCCCTACACCGGTCGTTACTACTCACAAGCATGGATTCAACGTAATGTTCTTCGTATGACCGATGATGAAATTGAAGAAATGCAGAAAGAAATTGATATGGAAAAAGAAGCAGGCCTTGGAATACCTGTTGAAGTTACTAATCAGGTAGCATCACAACAAATGGTGGGTGATATTGAAGCTGAACAACAAGCTGGCATGGCACAACATCAAGCCGGTCTAGATGCCCAATTAGCTAAGGCCGAATCTGGACAAATTACAAAAAGTAAAAATCCAGGAGCAACAAAGAAAAAGGATGATCGTCCAAGTAAGATAGATTATCCAAACCCACAGTTTGAAGACCAAGAGTCTAGTACGTTCATTAAACTGAAACAATTACTATAAATAATCTTATTTGGAGATAAAAATGTCTGGAACAAGAACCATTATTGATTTTGCAGTCGGCGATCAAGGAAAAGAAATGCGTGATGCTCTGTATGCAGAAATTCACGACCGTGTAATGTCACACATCGAAGACAAGAAAAAGGAAATTGCACAAGGCATTTTTGCAAGTGAAGAAGTTGTGTCTGAAGCACATGACGATGAAGAAGATGATAAGAAACTTGTCAAAAAGATGGTTAAAAAAGACTGCCTAACTAAAGAAGGTATTGAAGATACTGAAGATGAATATGACGAAGAATATGATGATGAGGAAGATGAAGAAGATTATGAATGGGATGATGAACTTGCAGAAGAACTTTCACAGTATACTGTAGAAGAAATCCAAGAATTCATGCAAACTGAAGATTTTGAACAATTGGACGAACTTTCTAAATCAACTATGGGAAGTTATTTACAAAAGGCATTGAGCCAAAAGATGAGTGGAAGTGGAAAAAAAGATAGAGTTCCCGGTATGCAGAAAGCATACAAAAATATAGCATACAGAAAGACAACAACAAAATAATGAAATCCTTCAAGGAATTTAAATCAAATATTGTGGAGGCCAAGGATAAAAGCTTGGATCCTCCCAATATTTTGATTATGCGTAGACAATCCATAAGGATGTATCCCAATCAACAAAGGGTTGCTTTGTACTTTGTGGATAAAATAAATAAATATATTACTGTTCCATATACTGCTTCACAATGGTCTTCTTCGGGACCGCCAGTAGAGGAAGAATTTCAACCAGAAGAAGAAATTAAGGATTAAAAATGGCAAACAAATTCACTTATCAAGTATTGAGAGATACTGTAACTGATACCGTTATTAAATTAACCGGTATTTTTGACGGAACTTCTGGTAATGAATCAAATAATTCAAGAATTCAAGCAAACACTTTATATGGTGCTTTAGATGCCAACGGCGTACCATTGAGAAGCTCATTAAGTGTTAGTAATACTGCACTCGGTTATTATGATCTTCAGCTAACTGGATTGAAGTATTATGTAAACTTCGCTCAAGCTGCGCCATTAGGATCAGTTGAAATTTTTTGGAATGGGGCCGGCGCTACTCCGGCCGCTCAATATGCAAATTCAGCAACCATTTTCCATCTAAACTCACAGGGTGAATTTGGTTTAGGTGAACAACTACCTTCAATTCTAAACAATTCTGGAAACACAATTATTGGGGCTGCAAGTATAGGAAACGGAGACATGGGTGTATATACCTATGGTGCAACAGCTAATGCAGCCTACACTTTGATTATTTCTTTCCGTAAAAATAACACTCAATATCAACGTGGTCAATTCAACGATCCGGCGGCATTCAATTTCGGCCCATACAGCACAAGACCATAAGAGTTACAATAATGAAACTTATCACAGAACTTACAGAATCCGTACAATATATTACGGAAGAAAAAGATGGGAAAAAGACCCTCTTCATAGAAGGTCCATTTCTAGTTTCCGAAAAACAAAATCGTAACGGCCGCATGTACAAAGAAGAGACCATGCGTAAAGAAGTTAACCGTTATGCGGAAGAATATATAAATAAAAACCGTGCCTTTGGTGAACTTGGACATCCAGATACACCATCAATCAATCTAGATAGAGTGTCACACTTAATTGTGTCTCTTCGTCAAGAGGGAACCGATTGGATAGGCAAAGCTAAAATTCTTGACACACCAATGGGTCAGATTGCAAGAAACCTTATCGAAGGTGGTGCTCAATTAGGAGTATCTTCCAGAGGTATGGGATCTCTTAAAAATGTCAATGGTGTTAATATAGTTCAAGATGACTTCTATCTAGCCACAGCGGCGGATATTGTAGCAGATCCTTCTGCTCCTGGCGCCTTTGTGCAAGGGATCATGGAAGGTAAAGAATGGATGTTAGTAAATGGTGTTTGGACCGAAATGCATTATGAAGCAGCTCGTAAGGAATTACGTCAAGCTTCTCGGAATGAAATTGAAGCAGTAGGTCTAAAAATCTTCGAAAACTACATTAGAAAACTATAAAATATAAATATCCAGTATAAAAATCAAGGAGATTTTCAAAAATGGGAAATTTTAATCTTACTGAAGCCGCTAAAGAAATTTTAGATGCTAACGTATCCGCTAAAAGAGGCGGTCAACAACATGGTGTCGGTGATACTGCACTAAAAGCTGATGTGGCTTATGGTTCAAAATCAGCTGGTATGATCGGTCAATCACCAGAAAAATCAACAGACGAATTACCCGATTACTTAAAGGGTGTTCCTTCTGCTACTCCTCCGGGTGCTACTCCTCCAGTCGGTTCTGAAAAAGACGGCGTTGGTGCAACTAAGCCAGAAGGACAACCACAGGAAACTCAAGGACGTACCGATTTGATATACGTTAAGAAGCCAGACGCAGAAGATTATGAAAACATTCGTGACCGTGTAAAGTATTCTGCACCAGGACAAACTTTTGAAAAGAATCCAGGAGCTACTTTCCAGAATTACGGTGAAGATATTGAAGCAATGCTTTCTGGTGAAAACCTTTCGGAAGAATTTAAAGAAAAGGCAACAATGATTTTCGAAGCGGCTGTAACAGCTCGTGCAGAAGAAGTTATTGTTTCTATTCAACAAGACATGCAGGAACAATTTGAAATCGCAGTTGAAGAAATCAAAGAAGAACTTGCAGAAAAGGTTGATGGTTATCTAGATTATATGGTTGAAGAATGGATCAAAGAAAATGAACTTGCAATTGATTCGGGCCTAAAGGCTGAAATTGTTGAAGATTTCATTTCTGGTTTACACAACCTATTCAAAGAACATTACATTAACATTCCTGATGAAAAAGTTGATGTTGTTGAAGAATTGACAAATAAAGTTGAAGAATTAGAAGATTCACTCAATGAACAGATCAAAGATGCCGTTGAACTCCGTAAAGAGTTACACGAACACAAAAAATTTGAGGCTATTTACGCAGCATGTGAAGGCCTGACGCAGACCCAAGTAGAAAAGATGAAGTCACTTGCAGAAGGTGTAGAATTTACTACTGAGGAAGAATTTGCAGACAAACTAAAAACATTCAAAGAATCTTATTTTAAGTCGGATGTTAAAGGTGCTGACAAATCTGCTCTAGACGATGAAGTACAAATCGTAGAAGAAAAGAAACCGATTGCTGGTAGCACAGACGCAGAAATGAATGTCTATGCAAAGGCTATCTCACAAACTCTGATTAAATAAATAATAATTTTAACAGATACTAATAAGGAGATAATTAGATGTATCTAACAGAAGAACTTCAGAAAAAATGGCAGCCAGTTCTGGAACATCCAGAACTAGAAACCATTAAGGACCCATACAAGAAAGCGGTTACCGCACTTGTATTGGAAAATCAACAAGCGGCTCTAAAAGAATCTCGTCAGATGCTGAACGAAGTTTCTGATCAGGGTCCGACTAACGTTGCTGGCGGCGTATCAAACTTCGATCCAATTTTGATCTCTCTTGTTCGCCGTGCATTACCTAATCTGATTGCGTATGACGTTGCTGGCGTTCAGCCAATGACTGGTCCTACCGGTTTGATCTTCGCAATGCGTGCTCGTTATCAGAACCAAACTGGTACAGAAGCTTTCTACAACGAAGCTAATACTGTATTCTCTGGTCGTACTGACGCTAACAACCCATATGGTTTCCAAGGTACTGTTGCAACCGATACCGCTAACAGCGCTATCTCCAATATCTCTGGTGCGAATACTGTATTCTCAACTGGTATTGGTATTTCAACTGCTAACGCTGAAATTTTGGGTTCTGACGCATCAGCTCAAGGTTTTGCAGAAATGGCATTCAGCATTGAAAAGGTTACTGTAACCGCTCAAAGCCGTGCATTGAAAGCAGAATACTCTCTTGAACTTGCTCAAGACCTTAAAGCGATTCATGGTCTGGATGCTGAAACTGAGCTTTCTAACATCCTTTCTACTGAAATCCTTGCTGAAATCAACCGTGAAGTTATTCGTACTATCTACACTTGTGCTGTCGCAGGTGCTCAGTATGGTACTACAACTGCTGGTTACTTCGACCTTGACACCGACTCTAACGGTCGTTGGTCAGTTGAACGTTTCAAGGGTCTTATCTTCCAGATCGAACGTGATGCTAACGTAATCGCTAAGCAAACTCGTCGTGGTAAGGGTAATGTTCTTATCGTATCTTCTGACGTTGCATCTGCAATGGCAATGGCTGGTGTTCTTTCTTACACACCTGCTCTGTCTGCTGATCTACAGGTAGACGATACTGGTAACACCTTCGCTGGTATGTTACACGGCCGTATTAAGGTCTACATCGACCCATATTTCGGTGGTTATACTTCTAACCAGGAACTTGTTACAATCGGTTATAAGGGTTCTTCTCCTTATGATGCTGGTCTTTTCTACTGCCCATACGTTCCTCTACAGATGGTTCGTGCAGTTGACCAGTTCACTTTCCAACCAAAGATTGGATTCAAGACTCGTTACGGAATGGTTGCAAACCCATTCGCACAGGGACCAACTATCCCAGCAAACTTGAACCAAACTCTACAGCCACGCACCAACGTGTACTACAGAATCTTCGGTGTAAAGAACCTTATGTAATGATAAAATCCCCATTAAGAGGGAATTTAGAGAGGCACTTCGGTGCCTCTTTTTTTGTCTTCTAAATAGTGGATTATAGGAGATAATCATGACTGTTTTAACTCGTACACCACAGAACACAAATTTACTACAGCCTACAAAGTTTTTATTAACTTTCACTAGAATTCCAGATGTTCAGTATTTCTGTCAAGAGGTGAACATTCCTGGTGCAACTATGCCTGAAGCACAAATTCAATCACCTTTTCACAATTACACCATAGCTGGTTTAAATATTCAGTATAATTTATTGAATATTGGATTCTTGGTTGATGAATCTTTGCGTTCTTGGAGAAATATCTACAATTGGTTTCTTGCAATTTCTTCACCGGTAGGTTTTGAAGAAAGAAATAGATATCAGATGATACAAAATGGAGGAGTTTTACCTAACTTTCCAAGTTATTCTGATGCAATTTTAACCATCATGTCCAATCTAAACAACCCAATAGCACGGGTTCAATTTTACAATGCTTTTCCAACTTCTCTTTCTGATATATCATTTGACACTAAATCATCGGCAGATCACATTATTACTGCTGATGCTTCGTTCAATTATGAATATTTCGAATTTTTAGACCCTTGAATTATATTATAAAATGTGATATAATTCAGATTTAACTTATTATTATTTTATTATGGACGAAATACAAAAATTACTAGAACACTGGAAAAAAGATTCCATTGTAGATCAAACAGAACCAAGTAAGGAACTGTTAAAGATTCCTTTACTTCATAGTAAGTATCTTGAAATGCTTATCGAATATAAGATGCAAGTCAAGAAGCTTCAATTCGATTATCAAAAGATGAAAAAATTGAAGTGGGAATATTACACCGGCAAATTAGATCAAGACGATCTAGAAAAATATGGATGGGAACCTTTCCCATTTACCCTCAAATCTGACATATCTACATACTTAGAAGCTGATCAAGATTTAGTCAATATCTTAAAAAAGAAATGTGTTTATGATGAATGTGTTTCTGCGGCAGAATCGATCATGTCGGAACTTAAAAGCAGAACTTTCCAACTCAGAGATTATATTGGTTGGGAGAAATTTATTGGCGGACAATAAAAGGAGAATGAAATGTTTGATGAAAATGGTTTTTATGCCAGTATAATACCACTAATCGATAAAATTAAAGATTTGGGCAATAATATCGTTGGTTGTGAAATTGGTGTATGTGAAGGATGTAGCTTGAAGTATACATTAGAAAATGCCGATATCAAAATTATACATGCTATCGATCCATATGTGGATTTTCAAGATTTTTATGGTCGAATTGAACAAGACGTATTGGATAATTTTAAACAGAAATTTGAAGATATTCAGAATGGTTTTGAAAACAAAATCAACTTTATCCAAAAATATTCAGACGATGCAAAAGATGACATTGAAGATGATTCTTTAGATTATATTTTTATTGATGGTAATCATAGTTATGATTTTGTTTGTAGAGATATGCAGAATTATTATTCTAAAGTTAAATCTGGAGGCCTATTTGCTGGTCATGACTGGGACGTTTCGGATGTACAAAAGGCCGTAAAAGAGTTTATGGAAGCAAATAATATTCCAGAAGAAAAACTACAAATAGATCAAGATAAAATAAGGCCTTGGTCATATTGTTGGTCATGGATAAAATGACAGATATAATTGTATCAAAATACAATGAGGTTTATGCAAAGGTAAATTGCGAACGATATATTCTGAAAGAAATGTCGGAATATTTTACGTTTTATGTGCCTGGTTACAAATTCACACCAGCCTTCAGGGATAGAATTTGGGATGGAAAAATAAGACTCCTCAATTTGAGTACTGGATTAATATATCTCGGTCTACTCAGTTACATCGAAGAGTTTTGTGATGATAGAGAGTATTCCTTAGACTATTCAAATGATTTGGATGTAGAAGATGAATTTTCGGTATATCATGCACAAAAATTCATTGATACTTTGAATCTCCATGCTTTCGGTAAACCCATAAAACCCAGAGATTATCAAGTTGATGCATTCGTTCATGCAATGCAGAGAAGAAGAACTTTACTTCTTTCTCCCACAGCTTCGGGTAAATCTCTTATCATTTATATGTTGTTCAGACAACTTTTGGACTATCAAGGCCTAAAAGGATTAATTGTTGTTCCCACAACACAACTTGTTGAACAGTTATTTTCTGATTTTGTTGATTATTCTTCCGAGACAGATTTTAATGTGAATGATAACGTACACAGAGTCTATCAAGGTAAAGATAAAAATACAGAAAAGAAATTAACAATTTCTACCTGGCAGTCCATTTACAAAATGCCAAAGGAATACTTTGATCAGTTTGATTTTGTGATTGGAGATGAGGCTCATGGGTTTAAGGCACAATCTCTAACTACGATATTAACGTCTGCAACAAAGACAAAATATCGCATAGGTCTTACAGGTACATTAGATGGAACCAAAACACACAAATTGGTTTTGGAAGGTCTTTTTGGTCTCGTAAAAAAAGTCATTACAACCAAAGAACTCATTGATGATGGTTCGGTAGCCGATCTTGATATCAAATGTCTGGTGTTAAAACATCCAGATGATGTGTGTGAAAAGATGAATAAGTCATCTTACAAAGACGAAATAAAGTATCTCATTGAATGTGAACCCAGGAATAAATTCATTAAAAATCTTGCAGTTAGCTTAAAGAAAAACACTTTAATACTGTACTATATGGTTGATAAACATGGTAAAGTCCTGTATAATATGATACAGAATACCGAGAATCTTGGCAATAGAAAAGTATTCTTTGTTCATGGAGGAACAGAAACAGAAGATAGAGAAGAAATTAGAAGGATTATGGAGGAAGAAGATGACGCTATTGTTGTGGCTTCTTATGGTACTTTTTCTACTGGAATCAATATTCGTAATCTACACAACGTTATATTCGCATTTCCGTACAAAGCGAGAATCAAAATATTACAGTCCATTGGTAGAGGCCTTAGAAAAGGTGAAGAAAAAGTAAAAGCAGTATTGTATGATATTGCTGATGATATTCGATATAAAAAATATATGAATCACACTTTGAAACATTTTGTTGAAAGAGTGAAAACATATACTGATGAAAAATTTAACTTCAAAATCTACAAAATAGGTTTAAAACATGGACGAACAGATTAAGATTTTAAGACTTTCTACTGGTGAAGATATCATTTGTAGTTTTCATAAAATATCTATAGACAGTTACCTTGTTGAAGACCCTATGTTGTTGATTGTTAAATTCAAAGGAAGAGATTCTTCTGTGTTAATGGAACATTGGTTACCAATTGAAGTGATCAAACATAATAGCATTCTAATCAATCCTCGTGACGTAATTACTATGTTTGATCCTAAGGATAGCTTAGCTGAATATTATCAGAATCTCATCATGAAGCTTCATAAAGCAATTGAAAGGAAAAACCAATTAGAAAACATGGAAAATCTAGATGAAATGATTGATATCATGGAAGCAATTGAAGAGTCTCAAGGACAAATACTTCATTGATCATCAACAGAGGACATACCTATTGTAACAATTTGGCAACCAGCTTGTCAAGCATTATTTTATGAGAGATATAAATGACTGAACCTAAAAGAAAAAAAGAATATGTAAATAACGGAGACTTCTTGGCAGCCCTAGAAGATTACAAGCAACTCAAAAAGAAGTCGATAGAAAACGACCTTCCTCCACCAAAGATTCCCAATTACATTGGTGAATGTTTCTTGAAGATTGCAGAAGGACTGTCACACAAACCCAACTTTATCAATTACACGTTCCGGGATGAAATGATTGCAGATGGTTATGAAAACTGTCTTATGTATTTTGAGAACTTTGATCCTGCAAAGAGTAAGAATCCTTTTGCATACTTCACACAAGTCATTTGGTACGCATTTCTAAGACGAATACAAAAAGAAAAGAAACAAATGTATGTCAAGTATAAAGCCACGGAACAGATGGGAATTCTTGATGAATATGAGTTGATGGAACTGGAAGAGAATGGTGGACCAAGACAATTTGAATTATATGATAATTTGTCAGAATTTATCGAAACATACGAAGAAAATAAAAAAGCAAAAAAGATAATTAAAAAGAACAGAGGGCTTGAATTGTTCTTTGAAGAGTGATATAATGTAACCATGAAAATTGCACTCATAACAGATCAACACTTCGGCGCCAGAAACGACTCTCAGTTGTTCCTGGATTTTTATGAAAAATTCTACAAGGAGACTTTCTTTCCTAAGCTTGAGGAAGAAAACATCAAGACTGTATTGATTCTCGGTGATACATTTGATCGCAGAAAGTACATCAATTTCAACACACTACAAAAAGCTAAGACTATGTTTTTTGATAAGTTGAGAGACAATGATATTGCGGTCTATATGTTGGCTGGTAATCATGACACTTATTATAAGAACACCAATGAAGTCAATTCAGTTGATCTTCTTTTAAAAGAATATGAAAACATTCTGGTCATTGATAAACCTATGACAATTCATTTGAATTATCAAAATGATACAGATGATATTCTTATGATTCCTTGGATATGTGCCGACAACTATGAACAATGTTGTGATGAGATTAAAAACAGTAATGCAAAGCTTTGTGCCGGTCACTTCGAAATCGAAGGTTTTGCTATGTATCGTGGGCATCAATGTCAAGAGGGATTAAATCGTGGAATGTTTAGAAAGTTTGAGTATACTTTTTCTGGCCACTATCATCATAAATCTTCTGCTGACGGCATCCACTATCTTGGTAACCCGTATGAACTTACCTGGATGGATCACGGCGATCCTCGGGGGTTCCATATCTTTGATCTTGATAACCGTGACTTGGTGTTTCATCAGAATCCTAATCGAATGTTTCATCGGATAGTATATGATGATTCTCAAGAAGTAGGAATTAATCCGGATGATCCAGAGTACAAAGACAAATTCTTAAAAGTTGTTGTTGTCAATAAGACAAATCCATATTATTTTGATCGTTTCATTGATACTTTGTACTCTCATAATCCTGCCGATCTTAAAATTGTAGAAGATTTTTCGGATTTAAATGAAGGAATTGATGATGAAATTGTAAATCAAGCCGAAGACACATTAACTATACTTAACAAATATATTGACTCAATACCACAAGAGAATATAGACAACTCTAAATTAAAGAATATTTTTCGTGAACTCTATATTGAAGCATTAAACACAGACTAATTATGGTAACTTTTCATGAAATACGTTGGAAAAACTTTCTATCAACTGGTAACAACTGGACTAGCATACGTCTGGATCGTAGTAACAATACTCTTATTGTTGGCACTAACGGTGCTGGCAAGTCCACTTTACTTGATGCTCTCTGCTTTGTCCTATTTGGAAAGCCGTTTCGTAAAATTAATAAACCGCAACTAATCAATTCAATCAATCAAAAAGATTGTTTGGTTGAGGTTGAGTTTTCTGTAGGACAGAAACTTTATAAGATTGTTCGTGGTATCAAACCGAATGTCTTTGAGGTCTACTGTAATAATGAGTTGATCAATCAAAATGCAAAGAACACAGACTATCAAGATATTCTTGAAAAGAATATTCTCAAGAGTAATTTTAAATCTTTCACACAAGTCGTTATACTTGGCTCTGCTTCTTTCGTACCTTTTATGCAATTATCTGCCGCTGATCGTAGAAATATCATTGAAGAGTTACTCGACATTCAGATTTTTTCCTCTATGAATAAACTTGTCAAGGATAAACTTGACAAGATTAAAGATGAAATCAAAGACAACAAGTATGCTATGGATTTGACTGCTGAAAAGATTAAAATTCAAAAGCAGAATATCGAAGAACATAGGAAACACAACGATGAGGAAATTGAGAGAAAGAAAAGTGAGATTGCGACTAGCGAATCACAATCGTTGCAACTTCAGAACGATGTTGACCTTATACAGAAACACGTTGCGGTTCTCACCAAAAAAGTTGAGGATGAAAGTAAGGTTCGTTCAAAGAATAAACAGATTCTCCAGATGGAATCAAAAATACAGTCGAACATATCCAAGATTACTAAGGACATTGATTTCCTCCAGAACAACGAAGTCTGTCACACTTGCAACCAACCAATCGATAAAGAATTCGCTCAGGAAAAAATTACCGAACGTGAGGCCAAAAAGAAAGAGATACAGACTGGGTTGGAGAAGCTTGCAGAAGAGATGGAGAAAACGAACCGGAGGATATCAGATATAAATGATATCAACGTTGATATTGTTAAACACATGAATATGGTTACAGAACATAATGCAACTATTCGTGGAATTAACACTTATATCAGTAAGTTGCAAAAAGAAATTGAGTCTCTTCTAGAAAGAAAAGGAAACATCATTGATGAAAATGAAAAACTTTCAGAATTGAAATTAGAACTGAAGGAGTTATTGTCATTAAGAGAAACTATTGTAAATCAAAAACAGTATTATGAATATGCAAGTACATTGTTGAAAGATACTGGTATCAAAACCAAGATCATCAAACAATATTTGCCGATCATGAATAAGTTGGTGAATAAGTATTTGAGTGCATTAGATTTCTTTGTTAATTTTGAGATTGATGAAAATTTCAATGAATCGATTAAGTCTAGACACCGTGATGAATTCAGTTATGCAAATTTCTCAGAAGGAGAAAAACAAAAGATTGATTTGGCACTACTTTTTACTTGGAGACAAGTAGCAAAATTAAAGAACAGTATCAGTACCAATCTTCTTATTCTTGATGAAGTTTTTGATTCTTCACTAGATTCAAATTCAGTAGAAATGTTGATGGGACTAATTCATGAATTCTCTGATGATACCAATGTATTTGTTATCAGTCACAAAGGAGATCAATTGTTCGATAAGTTCAGATCGATCATTAAATTTGAAAAGAAAGGTAATTTTAGTAGGATGGTATAATGAGCGAAATAATTAAGTTTAATACAGAAGAGGCTGCAAAAGGATTAGGATATGCAAAAGAAGTTCCCACCTTTAATTTGGTGGATGAAAATGATCCTATTCTTAGACAGGTTCTTCCTGATTTTAATTTTGATAATCCTCCTGTAAACCCAAATGAATTTGCTTCAACACTTGTTGAAACTTGCAAAAAGAAGAATGGGTTTGGATTATCAGCGAATCAATGTGGTTTTGAACATCGTGTTTTTGTGATGGGTGGTGAAGATGAGTTTGTCGCTTTCTTTAATCCAAAAATCTTGTCACATTCTGATGATGAGGTTTTGATGACAGAAGGTTGCCTATCATTTCCTATGTTAGGATTGAAAATTTCTCGACCATCTGAAGTCTATGTTGAATATTATGACTTTACTGGAAATAAAAAAGAAGCTAAATTTACAGGACTTTCAGCAAGAATTTTTCAACATGAGCTTGACCATTTGAACGGATTGTGTTATACTGAACGTTCAAAACCAATGGCATTAAAGATGGGCATGAAAAAGCGAGGAAAGTTTAATAAACTCGTTCAACGATATGAAACTGCACAGAAAAAAATTGACTCTAAATTAAAATAATGGCTACACCGATTGAATTTGTAGATGAACAATGGAAGATTTGGCAGGAAAATAATCCTGCCAAGTCTTTTGGTCATGTTGATACCGAAGAATTAAAAGAAATCTTAATTAAAGATTTGTCATATGCATCCAAAATGGATGTTCGTGAATATACTTTATACCAAAAGTGGTGTGAAGTTCAAGAAAAGTTTCCCACAAAAGATGTAAGTACCTTATTTGGTAATGAACGTCAACTGATTGATTCGAATCAAAAGAAATTAATCGATACTGTCAAGAAAAACTTCTGGATGCCAGAGTCCCCGGATGATTACCTTAATCTAAAGCCAACTATGGTTTTACACAATGGTGATCTCGCTGAAACTTGGAATGCAGTAAGAACTTTTTCTTCTACGATGAAGAACAACTCAAATATTGGTCGTAATCTGTTTTATATTCTTACAGATGAAATTACTAATAAATATTTGGGAGTCATTTGCATTTCTTCTGATTTTCTTGATCTTACTCCTAGAGATAATTCAATTGGTTGGTCTAGGGATGTAAAGACTCAACAAGGTATGATTAATCATACAGCAATTGGTTCTACAATTGTGCCACTACAACCACTCGGATTTAATTATATGGGTGGTAAACTATTGGCTTTGATGTGTCTATCTGATACCGTACAAAAAGATTGGAGGGAGAGATATGGAGACGTTCTGGTTGGTGTTACAACTACTTCTCTTTATGGGAACACTAAGTCTGGTGGCCTTTCACAGTATGATGGCCTTGAACACTGGGAAAAAATGGGCTTTAGTTCCGGTTCGGTCGCATTCGAACCAACAAAACGGACGATGCGACTAGTCTTTGACTGGATTAAAGAAAATCACACAAGAAAGTATTTTGAATGGTGGGAGGCCAAGAATCAAAATGGTCTCCCTCTCAAAAGAGATCACAAAAATCGTTCACTTAATTTTGCATATTCTAAACTTGGAATACCAAAAGAATTAATTAGAACCGAACATCAGAGAGGAATATATTTTTCTCCACTATATAATAATACAAATGAATTTCTACGCAAGGAGATTGGTAATGATGAATTGATAAAATCGTTTGATACGAGTGAAGAAACTCTTGCCGATATTTGGAAAACCAAATATGCTAAAGGTAGAATTTCAATGTTGAAAAAGAAAAACAATGTATCCAAAGAATCGTTATTCTACGATGATTTGATTTTTATGTCCTGGGAAGAAACCAAAGATAAGTATCTTGGCCAGGTTGGTCGTTAATTATTGGAGTTATTATGGAAATTTCAATTAGTAAAGAACAGTTGCAGACTAAGAGTCTATTTGTCGCAACTCCTATGTATGGTGGAATGAATCACGGCCTGTATATGAAGGCTTGCCTTGATCTACAATCACTTTGTATGCAATATGGTGTACAAGTAAAATTTTCATTCCTTTTTAACGAATCTCTAATCACCAGAGCTAGAAATTATCTTGTAGATGAATTTATTCATCGTTCAGGATGTTCTCATCTTCTATTCATTGATTCAGACATTCATTTTGATCCAAATGATGTTATTGCACTTCTAGCAATCGATAAGGATGTTATTGGTGGTCCTTATCCTAAGAAGGCGATTAAGTGGAGTTCTGTTAAGACCGCAGTAAAGAAGAACCCAAATATTGATGCGGGTGCTCTTGATAAGATCACCGGTGATTATGTTTTCAATCCTGTAAAAGGTACCGCACAGTTTAATGTTTCTGAACCACTTGAAGTTCTTGAAATTGGTACTGGATTCATGTTGGTTAAGCGTGAAGTATTCACCAAGATGGAAGAAGCTTATCCCATGATTCGTTATAAGCCCGATCATATTGGTCAAGCACACTTCGACGGATCACGTTATATTCATGCATTCTTTGATACCGTAATTGATTCTGTTGATTCTATTACTGGTGGAGGATCTGAACGTTATCTTTCAGAAGATTATATGTTCTGTCAGATGTGGCGTAAGATTGGTGGACAGATTTGGTTGTGCCCTTGGATGAGAACTGCTCATATTGGTACATATCATTTCCAGGGTGATATGCCTGCTGTTGCTAACTTTGTTGGAGAAATGTAATCGTGGTCCCCGTGATTGGTTTTGTTGGATTCATTGGCAGCGGTAAAGGCGCTGCCGGTGATATTCTAAGTGAAATTGGTTATGTAAAAGAAAGCTTTGCGGCCGGTGTCAAAGACACCACCGCAACCATGTTTGGATGGAATCGTAACCTTTTAGAAGGTGATACCGAAGAATCCAGACAATTTAGAGAAACACCATGTCCTTATTGGTCTAAAAAGTTTGGTAGGGATTTCACACCAAGAGAAGCACTACAGAAGATGGGAACAGAAGTTGGTCGGGATGTTTTTCATCCTGACTTCTGGGTTCTTCAATTAGAGTCAAGGTTAAGATTTCATGATGGTCCTGTTGTGATTACTGATGTTCGATTTCCCAATGAAATTGAATGGATTCGTAAACAGGGTGGAAAAGTTTATGAGGTACAACGTGGAGAACAACCTGAATGGTATCATAAGTTAAAGAAGTGTGAAACTGAAGAATTTAAAAAGTTCATGATGATTGGTGAAGATATTCACTTTTCCGAATGGGCCTGGGTTGGTTGTAAAATGGACGGAGTTATTAAAAATGACGGATCACTAAACGACTTGACTTTCTTCGTAAAAGAGTGTATAATTGGTAATGTATAAAATGAATGAGGTAATTTAATGAAACTTTCTGGTAACACCTTGGTTATTCTCAAGAATTTTGCTGGGATTAATTCTGGTCTTGAATTCAAAGCTGGCAATGTAATCTCAACAATTTCTCCGGGAAAGACCGTTCTCGCTAAAGCGACTCTGAGTGATACTTTCCCTGTTGATTTTTGTATTTACGATATGAATCAATTTCTATCGGTATACTCACTAAATAAAGATGTGGATATTGACTTTGACGAATCTAATGTTATTTTTAGATCAGGTAAATCAAAGATCAAGTACCGCAAGACTGCACCGGAAATGATTATCATTCCGCCAGTCAAAGCACTTAACCTGCCTTCTATTGATGTTTCTTGTAAACTGACTGAAGAAGTATTTGCTGATATTCAAAAGAGTGCAAATGTTTTGCAATCGCCTAACATTGCATTCGAATCTGACGGTGATAAGATTTATGTAACTTCTTTCAGCGCAAAAGATGACTCAGCTCATACCAATTCTATTGAAGTGGGTGAAGGTAACGGAAAACAATTTAAGGTTGTTTTTCTTACTGAAAATTTGAAGATGATTCCTGGATCGTATGATGTAGAAATTTCTTCTAAAGGACTTGCAGTATTTAAACATACAACGCAAGAGGTTGACTATTGGATTGCCACCGAGGCAAAAGATTCTAATTTTGAGGAGTAATAAAAATGAGTTTGATTTGGTTCACAGACGTAAAGAATGAAAATAAGGTTGCTGTTAATCCTGAACAGGTTACAGTAGTATTTACCGCAGATGAAGAAGGTGAATTCCTTGGTAAGACTGTAATTGGTCTTATTAATGGTTCTGTAGTTGTTGCAGAAGATATTCTTGAAGTTGTTACCGCTCTAGGTTAACAGGAGACTACCATTAACCCTATAGTTATAGACAATTTCTTACCATTAGTCTATCAGGATTCCATTTATAGATTTTTAACTGGAGATCAATTCAGCTGGAAGCGTGCAGAATTTTCTGTGGGTTATGAATACGCTTCAGTTAATTTCTATAAACATGATAATCAATTTAAGGAACACATACAATTCAAACATAATTTTATTAAAAATAATAAAATTATAAAACCAAAATATTTTGAATTAGTAAAGCCTATAATTGCACAACTTCAAATTGAAACTGGTAAAAAAATAAAATCCATTTCAAGAATGAAAAGCAATTTGTTGATGTATCAAAAAGGTATTAAGGAACAATATCCACATGTCGATGGATTTGATGTTACTGGAAATGGACTACATGATTGTTTTGGTAAGAAGACATTACTATACTATGTGAATGATTCTGATGGTGATACTACCCTGTATAACGAATATTATACAGGTGAGTACATTAATGAATTAACAGTACAACAGAAAGTCTCCCCTAAAATGGGGAGAGCTGTACTATTTGATTCTAATCAATTGCATGCTGGTAGTGGACCGGAAAATTCTGATTATAGAATTGTTATTAATACTGTTTTTGAATTTGAGGAATAATAATGAGCATTAAGGTACAAACCTTATTCGGTACATATGATGAAGAGGAATTAAAGGCAATTAAGGGTTGTCTTAGAGAAATGTCGGATTGTATGTCTAAAATTAATTCAGAAAAAGAATTGATGAAAGATATTGTTAGTACAACCCACGATAAGTTTAAGATTCCTAAGAAAATCTTCAAGAAAATGGCAACAGTATATCATAAACAAACTTTTCAAGAGATTGTTTCTGAACAAAATGAGTTTGAAGCTTTGTTTGAAGGCATTACTGAAGTAAAGTAAATTGTTTTGATGCCCCTTCGGGGGGCATCTTTTATTATGGAGTTATTATGGAACATATGTTGTGGGTAGAAAAGTATCGCCCATCTAAAGTTGAAGATTGTATTCTGCATGAGAATATTAAATCTACATTTCAAGAATTTGTAAATCGCAAAGAAATCCCCAATCTTCTGTTGTCTGGTGGTGCAGGTGTAGGTAAGACTACTATTGCAAAGGCATTATGTGAAGAAGTTGGTTGTGATTACATCATGATTAATAGTTCTGAAACCAATGGTATTGGTGACATTAGAACTACTGTTAGAAATTATGCAACATCAGTAAGTCTTACTGGTGGACGCAAAGTCATAATTCTGGATGAAGCTGACAATCTAAGTCCAGAAGCACAGAAGGCTCTTCGTGGAATGATCGAGGAAGTCTCAATCAATTGTACATTCATCTTCACTTGTAATTTCAAGAATAAGATTCTGGACGCAATCCATTCACGATGCACAGTCATTGATTTTAGAGTCAACGGCAACAAAGCTAAATTGGCATCTCAATTCTTCAAAAGAGTTGAATATATTCTGACACAAGAGAATATTGAATACAGTAAAGATGTTGTAGCAGCAGTTATTACTAAACATTTTCCAGATAATCGCAGAATTCTAAATGAACTCCAGAGATATTCTGTTTCTGGTAGTATTGATGCTGGAATTTTAGGTAATGTCGCCAATCTTCAAACCAATGAACTGATTAAATCAATCAAGGAAAAGGATGTTGGATCTGCTCGTAAATGGATCGTACAGAATATTGACAATGATCCTATTACAATTCTTCGTGGTTTGTATGATGCACTATATGATAAGTTGACTCCTAGTTCTGTTCCACAGATGATTAGGACGATTGGTGTATGGCAATATAGGTCAGCGTTTACTCCTGATCAGGAAATTACTCTAATGTCTTGTATCGTAGAGATTATGATGGATGTGGAGTTTAAATAATGCCTGATCTATTCAAAGAGGTGTTACCTTCTATTCTACAAAATAAGAAAAATGTTTTTGTTGATGATCCGGAATGCAAAGATTATAATTCATTTATCATTAATCGTGCTTTGTCTTATCATATTGATTGTTTGATGTATGTTTCGGAATTAAATTCTTTATCAAATTTAGATAGAGACATGCAATACCAGTATCTTCTAAATACAATAAGACCTATGAAACGTAAGTTTCAATCGTGGCAAAAAGCTGAGGTCGATAAAGACATTGAATGCGTTAAAACTTATTTTGGTTACTCTAACCGAAAAGCAAGGGAAGCTATGCGTATTCTAACTGATGAACAGATTTCCGAAATAAAAACAAAAACAGAAAAGGGTGGAGTGAAAAAGTAATGATTAACATTTCAGATTTGGTTGAAGTAAAGTTGCAGGAGGAAGATGATTTTCTTAAAGTGAGAGAAACACTTACTCGTATTGGTGTGGCATCAAAGAAGGATAAAATTCTATATCAGTCTTGTCATATTCTACATAAACAAGGAAAATATTATATTGTACATTTCAAAGAATTATTTTCTCTTGATGGTAAACCCACAGACATTTCAGAAAATGATTTGGCTAGACGTAATGCAATCACCAAGTTATTAGAAGATTGGGGTTTAGTTGAGATTGTCAACAAGAAACAAGTGGAAACACCAGAACCTATTTTTCTTTCACAAGTGAAGATTATTTCACACAAAGAGAAGAATGAATGGGAACTAATTCCAAAATATAATATTGGAAAGAAAAAGACTACATAAATAAAACGCATTGATCCACCTTAGGATCGTCTTGCCGTAGGAGCGTATGCCTACGCCGGATCGGTAACCGGCATCTATTTAAATTATGGTGAACGATATGATCAAAAAGCAAAAACCTGTATTAAAAAAGGTTAGACCTTTAGGAAATCTAGAAGATATATACTACACATATTCAAATTGGGACACCAAACTGATTGATGGTGTTGAATATGTTTATGTGTTAAAAAATATATCTATAAAAGATACTCCCAGATTAATGCGTAAAGACAACTTAGAGGTAATAAAGTAATGGCATTAAAAGAATCAAATAAGAATCGTAAAAAGAATGCAGTTAATGATCAAATTACTGATTCTGTAACACAAAAAAATAATGGAAATCCAAATCATGTTTGGTGGTGGTTGCCAGATAACTTTAAATTTTATGTTGCCGTTGTATTAGTTTTATCTTTTGTTGTACTACTTGCATAATGTATGAATAAACTTGTTATTTTTGATTTAGATGGTGTATTGATTGATTCTAGAGATTTACACTATCATGCATTGAATGATGCTCTCAAGAAAATAGACGAAAGTTATTCTATATCTTATGACGAACATTTGAGTTTGTATGATGGTTTGAATACCACCAAAAAACTTGAAATGTTGTCAGAAAGAAAAGGTCTACCCCGAGAATATTTCAATCAAATATGGAAAGATAAACAAAAAGCAACCATATCTAGATTGAAGATAATTCCAAATGATGAATTTTTAATCAAAAGGTTCAGACAGTTAAAATTTCATGGTTATAAAATTGCAGTTGCAAGTAATTCTATCCGAGAGACAGTAAAAATATCATTATTGTCTCTTGGTATTTTGGAATACGTTGACTACTTTGTTTCTAATGAAGATGTGTCTAAACCTAAACCATTTCCAGAAATGTATTGGAAGTGTATGACGGCATTGAATGCAATACCCAAAAATACTGTTATTATTGAAGACAGTCATATTGGTAGACAAGGTGCTATTGATTCTGGTGCTCATTTAGTTCCTGTTAAAGATTCTTGTGATTTAACTGAAGATAAATTTTATGAAATAATTGATATGTTTCATGGAATTAATAGAAAAAAAATACCATGGAGAAATAAGAAAATGAATGTGTTGATTCCTATGGCTGGTGCTGGAAGTAGATTTGCACAAGCTGGTTATACTTTTCCCAAGCCTTTGATTGAAGTGAATGGTAAACCAATGATTCAAGTGGTTGTTGAAAACTTGAATGTTGATGCACATTTCATTTTCTTGGTTCAAAAAGAACATTACGAAAAATACAATTTGAAGCAGCTCTTGAACCTGATTGCACCAGGATGTGACATTATTCAGGTGGACGGTATCACAGAAGGAGCGGCCTGTACGACTCTCCTTGCGAAGGACCTTATCGATAATGATCAACCTTTATTGATGGCTAACTCCGATCAGTTTGTTGAGTGGAACTCAAATGAATGTCTGTATGCATTTACTGCTGATTCTATTGATGCTGGAATCGTAACATTCAAGTCTACTCATCCAAAATGGTCTTTTGCTAAAATTGGTGAAGATGGTTTTGTTTCTGAAGTTGCAGAAAAGAATCCTATTTCAGATAATGCTACGGTCGGAATTTATTATTGGAAAAATGGATCTGAATATGTTAAATATGCAGAACAAATGATTGAAAAGAATATCAGAACCAATAATGAGTTTTATGTCTGTCCTGTTTTCAATGAAGCAATCGAAGACGGTAAAAAAATTCGTGTGAAGAGTATTGATAAAATGTGGGGTATTGGTACTCCAGAAGATTTACATTATTTCCTAGAACACTATGACGGTGAGGTATGAGATTAATATCACACAGGGGAAATATAAATGGTCCTGAACCTGAATTTGAAAACCTACCCAGTAGAATAGATCATTGTATTGAATTGGGACTTGATGTTGAAATCGATTTATGGAAAATTGACGATAAGTTATTTCTAGGTCATGATGAACCCGTATATGAAATAAATCTAGATTTTCTGATGAAAAGAAAAGATAGTCTTTGGGTGCATTGCAAAAATTTAGAAGCACTTGATTATTTGAATCTGTCGGATATCACTTACTTTTGGCACCAGGGTGATGATTACACACTAACATCAAAAGAATATATATGGACATATCCCAAAAAGAACTATGATAAATTTTTTGGAGATCAGGTCATACTAGATTTCTCTGAGAATGTTGACTTTGAATTTTATAAAAAGAAAGATATTTTTGCTGTTTGTTGTGATTATTTGAAATAACTTGCATGATTCTTGCATCCTTATAGGTGTCAACTTATAAGGAGAATGTTATGTTAGAATACACCTTTTTAATTTTATCCGCAACCACTTGTTTTGAAATAATACATTTTATATTGAACTAATTATGAAACAAAAATTTGTTAATGCTTATATGGATGTGGCGCACAGATTTGCACAACTATCGACAGCTAAAAGGTTACAAGTTGGTGCAATTATCGTGAAAGATGATCGTATCATTTCTATTGGATATAATGGTATGCCATCAGGTTGGACTAATGAATGTGAGCATGAACAACACACTTATGATTCTAGAGATATTCAAAATGATCCTTCATGGTCCCGAGACACAGAAAGGGGTGGATTTAGTAGATTAAAAACCAAACCAGAAGTCATTCATGCAGAAGCTAATGCAATAGCTAAACTTGCAAAAGGTCCAGAAGGTGGGTTAGACTCTATAATGTTTCTAACCCATTCACCGTGTATAGATTGTGCAAAACAGATATATACTGCTGGTATCAAAGAAGTTTACTATGATGTAGCTTACCGAGATTCATCTGGAATTGAATTTTTAAGAAAGTGTGGTATACTTGTGCATGAATATGGAAAATAAAATGTTTGATTACAATAAAATAAAAAATGCTTTTGAATCGTTTAAGTTTGGTCAACCATTTGATCATTGTGTTGTAGACAATTTTCTAGATGAAGAAATCACCAAAGAATTAGAGAAAGAATTTATACCTTATGATTCTGATAGTTGGGTTTATTATAAGAATCCGATTGAAAATAAGAAAGCTCTGGGTGAATGGAATAAGTTTGGAAAATACACCTATAATTATTTTGAAAAGATTAACTCACCAGAATTTGTGGGTTTTCTTTCAGAACTAGTTGGTGTTAAATTATATCCAGATTATGGTTTACATGGTGGTGGTTGGCATTGTCATGGACAAGGAGGAAATCTAAATCCTCATCTAGATTATTCTATTCATCCAAAATTAGGTTTACAAAGAAAACTTAATATCATTTTTTATGTATCAAGTAGTCTAGAGGACAAACACGGGGGCCACCTAGGTTTATGGACACACGATGAAAAAATAAATGGCCCTAAAGATTTATATAAAGAATTAACCCCTTTATTTAATAGAGCGGTATTTTTTGATACAACTCAAAATTCTTGGCATGGAATGAGCAGACAACTGGATGTTCCGGATGGTGTTTATAGAAAAAGTCTAGCAGTATATTATCTTTGTGATCCTGAAGGAAATGTTGATCCTAGAAATAGAGCATTATTTGCTCCTAGAGAAGAACAAAAAGGTGACAAATATGTTGAAGAAGTTATTAAAAGTCGGTCACATTACTGACATAAATACTACTTTCTTATAACATAATTGGAGTACAGGAATGGAATATTGGGGAAAACATCTAATCGCAAACGTCAAGGCATGTGAACTTGACAAAGCAAAAAATCCAGAACACATCAGAAAATTTACCGTTGAATTGGTTAAACGTATTGATATGAAACCTCATGGTACACCAATGGTAATTCATTTTGGTGATGGAGAACTAGGTGGTTGGACTGTTACTCAATTAATAGAAACCTCCAATATTATGGGACATTGGATTGACTCTAATGGAGATTTATATTTGGATGTTTTCTCTTGTAAAGACTTTGATGAAAACATTGTTGTTGAAATGTTAAGAGAATGGTTCAATCCTGAAGACATTAATTGCATCACATTGATGAGAGATGCAAGAAGGGCTTGACAAACAAGCATATATAAGTTATAATACTTAAAAATTGCGGGATCGTCTAACTGGTAGGACAGCGGACTTTGAATTCGTCAATCTAGGTTCGAACCCTAGTCCCGCAGCCAATTTTAGAGGAAATTATGGATTTTTTTAAATCTGTTTTTCACAATGTTGTAGTTCATCCCATCTTACCTTTCTTACCTAGAAGGTGGGCTAGAACTATACACGAAAAGAATGCATTATGGGCCTACGGTAAAGAAGGTCCTTTTAATGGTTTAGATTGAGGTAAAAATGGTTACATCAAAAGATTGTTTGAAAAAGTATGGAGATCCTACTACAGAAAAGTTTATGACTGTGTGGGATATTCCTTCTTATTTGGAACACGGTCATATTCCTAAGAAACTATATTGTAATAGGGATTTGATTAATCCACTTTCTGTAGCACTCAGAAATGTGATTGATCGTGGTCTTGTTGATCAGATCAAGACTTGGGATGGATGTTTCAATATTCGTAAAAAGCGTGGTGTTACATCACAATCACTTCATTCATGGGGTATTGCAATTGATATCAATGCTGCATGGAATGGTTTTGGTAAGACTCCTACAATGTCTACAGAATTGGTAAAGTGTTTCACCGATGCTGGATTTGATTGGGGTGGCACTTGGTCTAAACCTGATGGTATGCATTTTCAATTGTCACAGTTGCCATGAGTCAATGGCATGGTGGTAAGGGGTCTAAACCAAGACCTGTAGACAAGAAAAAGTTTGACGATAATTGGGATAGAATCTTCGGTAAGAAGAAAGAAGATGAGAAAAAGAAATGATTAAAAAGTGCTTGCCTTTGTTGTTGTTCTGTAGTAACCTATATGCTTATGATCCGGTTCGGCCTGATTTGAAGATTACGCCAGGTGTTGTGGATCCAAATGCAACAATCGAAAAGATTTGTACTGTAGGATATACAAAGACTGTTCGTAATGTGTCTGTAAAAACAAAGAATGAAGTTTTCAAAAATTATCATATCAATAAAGTTGTAGACCGATATGAGATTGATCATTTGATTTCTCTTGAATTGGGTGGATCAAATGACATTAAGAACTTGTGGCCTGAAAGTTATACCACATCACCTCTTAATGCATATAAGAAAGATGCATTAGAAAATAAATTGCACGATCTAGTTTGTGCTGATAAAATCACACTAGAAGAAGCGCAAAGAGTGATTGTTGAAGACTGGGTAAAGGCATATAATGATTACGTTTTGCAACATTAGAAAAAAAATGTTGCCAAATGAAAAAAAACCTGTATAATGTACTCAAAATTGAAAAAAACTTGTATAAATAAAAATATGACTACTAAAAATTTATTTAAACTCTTATCGATATCAATGCCCGTGTCAAGCACATGGAATACCGGCTATCGCCCAAATTCCATTGATTGTGCGGAACATGGAAAAGGGGTTTGTGACAGTTAGTTAAAAATAAAACATAACGATCACAAAACCCCGAATCGAAAGAAACGGGGTTTTGTCGTATATGGGGTTTTAAAATTGCAATCAGACGAAGATCGAAAACAAGTAAAGAAACAACACTATTTAAAAAATAGAGAAAAATACATCGAATTGCAAAAGAAAAAATATAAAGATTTCTCTTCAATTTTTATGTCTTGGAAATCGAATTTGTCTTGTTGTGTTTGTGGAGAAAAAGAAACGATATGTTTGGATTTTCACCATATAAACCCTGAAGAAAAAGAAAAGACTATTACTAAATTGACAGCCTCTGGATACAATTCAGTAATAAAAGAATTAAAAAAATGTGTTGTAGTCTGTGCAAATTGTCACAGAAAGATACATGCAAATAAAATTGATTTTGAGATAAAAGAAAATTTATCTGAAAATTTTGAGGAATATTATAGTTCCTCGGGACATTAAGTCCCAGCTCTTTAAAAATATAGAACATTAGTATAAAATAGGCGTCAGAGGCGTGGCCGTGATGGAATTGGTAGACATCCCTGACTGTGAATCAGGATCTTGCGGGTTCGAGGCCCGTCGGTCACCCCTCTGACGCTTATATGCCGCTTAAGCTAATCTGGTGAAAGCATCGGACTGAAAATTCGAGGAGCCTGGATCGAAACCAGGAAGCGGCACCAATTTTGGGTCTTTGGTGAAATGGAATCACATCATCCTTACAAGTTGAAGTCAGCGGATCGATACCGTTAAGACCTACCAAATTAATGCCCTTTTAGTGAAATGAATATCACGCATCGCTACGGACGATGTATTGTGGGTTTGAATCCTACAGAGGGTGCCAATGTAGTATAGAACAGTCACGAAGATATTTTATGACTGTTATAAAAGTCATGGAGGGTTATCTAACCGGGGATGTTAGCACTGCCTTGAAAGTAGTTGGAGCCGAAAGGCCAGGGGATCAATACCGCCAACCCTCCGCCAATTTATAGAAGAAAATATCAGATGGTTCTGATACCTGCTTGGAAAACAGTGTGATCCGAAAGGGTTGGGGATCGATTCCTCTTTCTTCTGCCAACGGAAGATTAACCAGATGGGATCTGGAACGGTTTGCTAAACCAGTTGTACCTGCAAGGGTATGGGGATCGAGACCTCAGTCTTCCGCCAATTTAAAAAGTTTGAATTTGCATAAATAATTATTTTACGATAAAGGTTCGATTATGAAGGATTGTCCTAAATGCGGAATAGAACATGATAAATCTGGAATATTTTGTTCTAGAACTTGTGCAAATTCAAGAGGACCGAGAACAGACGATTTTAAAGAAAAGGTAAGAAGTAAACTTTCCGGTAGAAGACTATCAGAAGAACATATTAAGAATATATCAGGTGACAATCACCACACAAGAAGGAATAAAAAGTTACCATCTTTAGAAAAAGAGTGTTTACAATGTGGCAAGTTACACAAAAATAAACAATTCTGTTCCCAAAAATGTTGGATGGATTTTAACAAATCTATAAGAAACGAATGGGAACAATATGCAATAGATTGTAAATTTAAATTTAATGTGTATGATTATCCAGATTTGTTTGATTTATCTTTGATAGATAAACATGGATGGTATAGAGCATCCAATAGAGGAAACAACTTAAATGGTGTGAGTAGGGATCATCGATACTCTGTAAAACAGGGATTTATCAATAACATTGATCCAGAGATAATATCACATCCTGTAAATTGTTCTTTAATTCTTCATACTGAAAATCAGTCAAAAAGAGAGAAGTGTTCTATTACATTAGAACAACTATATGAAGAAATAGACAGAAGAGATATGTTGATTTATGGTTCAGTGCCCGAGCGGTAAGGGAGCAGCCTGCAAAACTGTTACAATCGTCAGTTCGAATCTGACCTGAACCTCCAAATTTGTTTCGTATCGTTTACAAAAACGACTAAAAATGGCAAAAAGTAAATTTTAAGAAACAAAAAAAAGTGCTTGACAGATGAGACAATCTAGTGTAAACTGTCTCCATCAAGTGAGAGAAAAGTTATGGACCTGTCGTCTACTTGGTTTAGGATACAAGATTTTCACTCTTGTGAACGGAGTTCGAATCTCCGCAGGTCTACCAATTATTTGAAATATGAAAACATGTACAAAGTGTAAGATAGAAAAAGAAGATAGTGAGTTTAGTTTCAAAAACAAATCTAAAGGAAAACTTGCTAGCAACTGCAAAGATTGTCAAAAAATAATGAAAGACAATCACTATCAAAACAATAAAGAAAGGTATATAAAGAGATTTGCTAAGAGAAGATCATCATTCAAAGAATGGTTTTCTGAATACAAACTCACACTAAAATGTGAAGTCTGTGGTGAAAATCACCCAGCAACTTTAGATTTTCATCATGAAGATCCTAAAGAAAAGGAATATGGTATTTCTGTGATGGTGCATCTCACTTGTAGTAAAGAAAGAATTATGGAAGAAATATCAAAATGTAAAGTTCTATGTGCTAATTGTCATAGAAAAGTACATTGGAAAGAATAAGGGTAAGCGGTGAAGTTGGAGAGTCACACTTGACTGTAAATCAAACGCCTCAGGCTGAGTAGGTTCGAATCCTACCTTACCCACCAATTGTGTTGCAACTAATGTCGGTGCTGTCGTTCTCCCGACTTAAAATGACCAATAAGTAGTACCCATGACGTTAAACGCTTAAAGGTAATAACGACACCAATTTTCGGGAGTATAGCTCAGTAGGTAGAGCACCAGACTTTTAATTTGGTTGTCCAGGGTTCGACCCCCTGTGCTCCCACCAATTTGCACTTCGTTAGTTCAATAGTAGAACATCAGACTGATAATCTGAAAACATAGGAGCGTTACCTATACGAAGTACCATTTTTGCCCCTATAGTTTAACGGTAAAACAGCGGGTTTATATTCCGTATTAGTGCCAGATTAGCGCGAAATCCCGGTTCGAATCCGGGTAGGGGTTCCAATATTGGTTGTATAGTTAAGTGGCATAACAGGAGATTCATATCCTCTTATCACCAGTTCGATTCTTGTTACAACCACCAAAGTTTATGGGTATGTAGTAGTCTGGTGATTACATCTGTCTGTCTAACAGATTTAGGCGAGTTCGATCCTCGTCATACCCGCCAAATATGGGGAATGGGACTGCTTGGGGTGGTCACCTGTTTTGCAATCAGGAATCCAGATCGGTTCGAATCCGATATTCTCCACCAAATGATGCGGATGTAGCCCAATTGGCAGA